TCGGTAATCCCATGCCTGCTCTAGCTGTCATCTGTGCTGGCATCATCCGAGACATCACAGCCTCTTCCGCAACACTAGGCTCACTGCCCTGCTGGGTTTCAAACGACTGCTTAACCTTTTGTCGCCTCTCTAGCTCTGATAGCACCAGATACTGGGGCGCAGAGCCTGTTGGTCTCTGCATCTCATCAACCAGTTGTTGCTCAGAAAAGTCCTTGAGACGATCCTGTATCTGGATAATATTCATGAGCCTAGTGCCTTATAAAGAGACAGCGCACTGATACCTGTGCCTAATAATTCTTGTGCTGGGTTGACTTGTCGTAACGTCGCCGCTTCCTGACTAGGTGTTGTTGGAACACCCCGTAACAAAGAGGAGAACTGCTGTAAACGCTCTGCCGGTATATCTCGCTGTCTGATAAAGTCCTCTCTGGCAACATCAAGCTCAAGTTGCTTTCTTGCTTCTTGGTCTCTGCCTATTGCTTCCAAAAGTTTTGCCGAATCAACATCGCCTGCACGGACTCTGTTTTCTAGTTCGGCCAATCTTTCTGCACTCATAGTGCTTGCTTCAGCGGCTGACATTCCCAGCTTCTCAGCGTTAACCCTAAGATTTTCCTGCTCGACTTCTGCCCTCAGTCTTGCCTCTTCAGCGGCCTGTGTTGCCCTGACTTGAAACTCCTCTGCCGACATACCTGCCGCTCTATCTCGCTTGAACTGAGCCTGAGCTTGCTCAAAAGCCTGCTGTCTACCAGTCGCCTCAACGTCTGCTAATTTGTTGATCAGACTTTCCTCTGCCAACGCCTGTGTAACGGCTTGTCTAGAGCCGCCAAAAGCACCTGCTCTTTCTGCGGCGAAATCTCTTTCGGCCTGAGTTCTAGCGAAATCTTTACGGAGTGCTTCTTTCTGCCTTTCGAGTACTTGATCCATATACGGACTCATGTATTGCTGGGCCACATCACCTGTAAACATCTGCGGTGCATCAAAATCGATAGTGCCGGAAAGCGGTGTGACCTGACCAGCCTGAAACCCTTGGCCTTGTTGAAGTCTACTCAAAGCATCAGACACAGATTGTAACGATTCATCTGCCCTCGGAGAGCCTCTCGCCACTATGTCTTCGATACTTTGTCGAGATCTCAACGTCGGATCTGACTCCGTCGCTATTCTTTGACCAGTAAATGGGGTGTACTCCTCTTTAGAAAGAGCCTCTCCACGCTGTAATAATCTTTCAAAATAAGGTCTGACGTATTCTGGAAGATCTGTCTGCGTTACTGTTGTTTCTGTAGGGCCGCCGCCTCCGCCACCTTTTGATCCCATTACAAAACTACCTCATAGCAAATGTAGGACGGCTTCCATCCATACTTTTCTAACACCCTGCCCCATGCCTGCCGTCCATATCCCTCGATATAAAAGCAACCATGATCTTTAGCGAATTTTGAAACTGTTTCATGCATCAATCCAATCCACTCTTTCATACGCTGACCTCCAAGCCAATCCACGGCTAAGGCTCTTCTGTTTGGATATTGAATTATGCGGGTTGTGTAGCAGGCCACTATATCAGAGGTATGCTCATCAAGAATGACCCACAACCCGTAAGTGCCATCCTGTGTCTTGACGTAGACATCTCCTATGCTCATTTTATTAGAGCTAGTGAGCAACGCCTTTTTCAAATACCCTTCTACCTGTGGCCATATTGTCTCTACATCCTCTGGCCTAACAGCCGATACAATCACGCTGGCATCGCCATCTCTGCACTGATTTGCGGTGCCTGCTCCGCTGTACCTGTTCTCATTTCACGGACTCTGTCCAGCATGTCGTAAAGCCTATCTGCTCCAGCGTCAGTGGAGCCGTTGCCAATACCGCTTACAACGTCAGCAGGGACAACAAATTCACCCTCTGACAACAAAACATCCTGCTTGCCCTCAAGGTTTGCTGGAACAAGATCTTCCATGCCGTCTCCTGCCCCGCGAACAGTGCCTTCGGTTCGTCCGGCAGATACATCAACCTCTCCTGAGCGCACTGCGCTAACTAAACTACGCAGGGACTCTTCGCCAAAACGATTCAGGTACTCTCCCAACGCCATCTCTGGATTAGGTGATTGTCCCTTGACAGCCATGATCGCATCATCGACCACTTGCTTGTCATTCTTGACTGCGCCACCTTGTTGCAAGGACATTAGACCACCACTTCGGTTGAAATAATCAAACTCTCTATCAACTCCCGCACGATAATCTGGACCGGGCATAGTGACATCTCTTTGAAAAGCGGCGGCTTCCTCAGTATTAAAGTCAATATCTTTTTTCTTGAATGGCTCCGGCTCGAAGGCTATAGATTCACCAGTGGTTCCTGCGGTCAAACCTGTTGTAACCGCTTGTCCAATCGTGGATGGCGCACTACTGCCAAGTTGCTTGAAATCGAGACCCGGTATTTTTGCGGGTCTGTCAAAAAATGGAGTCGAAGGTGTTGTTGCCATAGGTCCCGATGCCGGTAGTGGCGGAACGGCAGGTGGCGCGGTTAATCCTGCATCAAGTGCCCTCACAGCTTGATCTGCTGTTTGACCTGCTGTGGCTTGTGTCGCACCCGTGCCAGCTTGCGCCGCCGCATCCGCGCCCATCATGCCAGAAGTGAACTTGCCTAAACCATAAGACCCTATGCCAGCGAGGATACCTTTGCCTAGATCGCCGGTCTGAGCATACGTTCCGAGGCCAGATCCTATTGCCGCTCCGGTCAACGCAGTAAGACCTGCACTGCCTGCTAGTGTTGACCCTGCTAACGCACCTAGTAATGGAAGCATCAGTCTCTCCTTTTTATACTGCCTCGCCTAAAGCCCGCATACGTTTCACCAAGCGATTTGCGCGGTTAGTGACCTGTTTATACCATAAACTGTCAACCATTTCGTCTGCGGCTTTTTGCCAGTCACGGGCATCCACTCCAGCTTTCATGCCTTTGAACTTGCCCATTCTAGTTGCTCCGAGATTAAACATCATATTAGCAATGATTAATTGTGCCTCGTTAGGCAACATGTCAAAGTCTGGATACAGCCGTAAACAGTCATTGTAAGTTATTTGAATGTCATCCTCGAATGCTTCTGCTACCCGCTCATCAGAAATTTTTTCACCGACATTACAGCCATATTCAGGGTCGGTGTCTTTGATCAAATGACCTATGCCGAAGGTTGGATAGCCTAGGTGATCCAAATACACCTCGTTAATACAGCCCTCATCGCTCTCTAGATCTATTCTCAACTGTTCAAAGTCAACCATTTTTCTTTTTCCCAGCAGTGAAAGACTCTATCGCGCCCCCGCCAAAATAGAAGGTTGTGATTAGAAGCATGACGTAGTTAATTTGAAACTGCTCCATTACCAGTGATACAGATGATGGATCGCCCTTCCCTGTCAAGGTCATACCTAACACAATGACAAAACATAAAACGTAAGTTAAACCAAACATCAGCGCAAGGTACCGCTGTGCTATTTTAAATGGGGCGTAGCTTTGCATGATTGCTACTTTTTGCGCGGTGGCCGCCTTAATTTGCTCCTCATCCGAGGTGTGCATGTCGTCAATCAGATCCATGCCTTTTTTTATGACAGCATCTGAACCCAATATTTTGCCTAAAATCGCTAACATGTTTTATCCAAAATCACCTATAGGGGAATTTTACCTTAATATTTTAGTATTGCGAGGATTCACCCACTCCGGTATGCAATATGCCTGCACCTTCCGCTTCGTCCAGTAATTGTATCGTGTCCGGCTAACCCGATCTGCAAAATAGTTACACCTATTAATTGAGTAAAAATACGCTTTCTTATCAGGAATAACAGTTCCGTCTGCTGTCATCACGATCAAGGCAAACACATAAATCATTTGTTACCTTTTTCTTGTTTCTTTGCTTGATAGGCACTGGCTCCAAAAAAACTGGCAACTAATGCAGATACCGCTATGAAGTACGTCCCCGCGATATCAGCAATAAGTTCAGCCGCCTTATCAAGTCCGAACAAGCTACATAAAAAAATGCCAGCGGGATAGCAGAGTAAGCCAGCAAGCGCATACCACGCCATCGCCCGGACTGAATCTCTTTGCTTATCATTATCCAGCATTTGACGGCGGCGATCCTCAATCTCAATAACCAGTAATTCATTCGGATCGAGAGTACCATTCTTGTTCGTATCATATTTTTTCAAATCACTCATGCTGGCCTCATATTAGCGAGCCAATATACAAAACCACCGACACAAGCCAATCCCAGCAAACATATAAATACAATGACCATAGAGCGTAGGATAGCCAAGTTTCTTTGACGCTTTGCGATCTTGGCTTTCTTCTGTGCTTCCAACGCCTCATCACGGTTGCGTTTCGCTTCTGCCGCGTACTTTAGAAAATCTTGATACAGGTTTGCCCTACCCTGATAAATTAGCATGGTCTTCAGTTCTTCTTCACGTTGGCGTAATTTTTCGAGGTGGAGAAAATTCTCGAGGTCAGAGCCTGTTGACTGCGAACTTCCTGATTTCTTCTGTATCTCTGCTTTTGCATCGAAATACTTTCCAAGTTGCTCTGCACAATCAGTAATGTCTTTGCCATTTTTCAATAGCTCTTTTACCGCTCCTATAGCGGTGTTTGCCGTTTGAACGACGGCTATGGCCTCAAAAAGCATTACATCACCTATCCTGTTGTGACTGATACACTCCCTACGCTCATGGTACCAGACGTTCCCGCGACGGCGGATG